CGAGAACTTGCGAAGGCAAAGACGTTTTTGAATGAGCAAAAAGATAAATATAAAATTCCTCTTGAGTCAAGTGGGGGTGGATTATCTGGAGATCAGGAAGAAAGCTTAGCTGCCTACAAAAAGTCAATAGAGGACTCTAAAAGTATTACAGAGCAAAACTCTAAAAGATATGATTATTTCTTAGATAAAACCGAGTCGGTTTTTAACAACGAATTCAAAGGTTTTGATTTTTCTGTTGGTGATAAAAACATTTCTTTTAAACCAGGCGATGCACAAGAACTTAAAAACGTTCAGTCTGATGTTAATAATTTCATTAACACATTCATGGATAAAGATGGTTTGATTACGGATGCCAAAGGATATCATAAAGCCCTATCGGTTGCTATGAATCCGGATAAGTTTGCTAAGCACTTTTATGAACAGGGAGTTGCTTCTGCTATAGACGATGTTTCTAGAAGATCTAAAAACATTAATATGGACGTTAGACAACAATCACAATCGGTTACCAAGAATGGTATAACGATTAGACCTGTTTCTCAAAGTAATGATAACGGAAGAGGACTCAAAATTAGAAGTAATAAACGAAGTTAAACATTAAAAAAATTAAAAATTATGGCAGTAAATGTAGCCCCAGGATTTGACTTGCAGCCAAGTGCGCAGCAAACTCCTTTATCGACAAATTATATTACTAACTTTGATTTCTTAAATCAGTATCTTCCAGATACTTACGAAAAGGAATTTGAACGTTATGGAAACAGATCAGTAGCATCATTCTTAAGAATGGTAGGAGCTGAGATGCCTTCTACTTCTGACCTTATCAAATGGGCAGAACAAGGAAGATTACACACGAAGTACCAAGCGGTAACTTCAGCAGCAGCTGCTGGACAAGACTCTGCTGTTTGGACTATTCCAAACAACGTTACTAACTTTAACCCAGCATTAGCTGGAACATCTAGCCAGGCAGCTTTTAGAGCAGGTCAAACGGTTATGATTTCAGATAATACAAATGCTTCTGCATTACAGAACAAAGGTATTATTACAGTAGCTCCAACGGCTGCTAATCCTAACAAGGTAACAATTGCATACTACGAAACAGGAGGTCAGACAATGGCGGCTGGAGTATCATGTGATATCTTTATCTATGGTTCTGAATTTGCAAAAGGAAAAGAAGGAATGGTAGGTTCTTTAGAATCTGATGACTTCTTCTTCCAAAATAAACCAATCATCATCAAAGACAAGTATTCTGTTTCTGGTTCTGATATGGCTCAAATTGGATGGGTAGAAGTTACAGGTGAAGATGGTGTAAGTGGATTCTTATGGTATTTAAAATCTGAACACGATACAAGACTTCGTTTTGAAGATTATCTTGAAACTGCAATGATTGAAGCAGTACCTGCTGGTGCTGGATCTGGTGCAGCTGATTATTTACAAGGAGTTGGAGCAGGACTTGGTGCTGCTGATTCTTCTGGATCAGAAGGTATTTTCTACGTAGTTGGAAATAGAGGTAACGTATTTGGTGGAGGAAATCCAACAACTTTAGCTCAATTTGATAACATCATTCAACGTCTTGACAAGCAAGGTTCAATTGAAGAAAATGTTCTTTTTGTAGATAGAGAATTCTCATTTAATATTGACGATATGTTAGCTTCACAAAACTCTTACGGAGCGAATGGAACTTCATATGGTTTATTTGACAATGATAAGGATATGGCTTTAAATTTAGGTTTCACAGGATTCCGTAGAGGTTACGATTTCTACAAGTCTGACTGGAAATACTTAAATGATCCTACTATGAGAGGTGGTATAAACGCAGGTGCAGTAAACGGACTTTTAGTTCCAGCTGGATCAACAACTGTTTATGACCAAATCTTAGGTAAGAACGCTAAGAGACCATTCTTACACGTGCGTTATAGAGCTTCTGAGACTGAAGACAGACGTTACAAATCTTGGATTACTGGTTCTGCTGGTGGTGCAAGAACAAGCGACTTGGATGCAATGGAAGTTAACTTCCTATCTGAAAGAGCTGTATGTACTTTAGGTGCAAACAACTTTTTCTTATTTCAAGATGCATAAGTATTAACTATATTAAGGGGGGTGGCCATGCATGAAAAAGCCCTGTCGCCTCCCTTTTTTATTATAAATCAAATTAAATTATATTATTATGACTACAAAAAAACCAGTGTACAAGGCGAAAGCCTATCGCTTAAAAGGACATAAAGCTCCTTTAGCCTATATGTTATCTTCTAGGCACTCACAAAGATCACCATTATTACATTTTGACGAAGAGACAGGGATAAATAAACCCTTACGTTATTCTCGTAATCAAAAGTCACCTTTTGAAGATGAACAAGATGGAAATGCTATTTTAGAACCAATTGTGTTCGAGGATGGTTTACTTATGGTTGATAAAGAAAATCAAGTATTACAAAAGTTTTTACATTTACATCCAAGTAATGGGCATGTATTTGAAGAAATAAACAAAGAGCGTGATGCAACAGTTGAGCTGAAACATGTTGAGATGGAGTTAGAAGCTCAAATCGCAGCAAAAGAAATCACGAAAGATATTCAAAAATTAACTCAAGTATGTCGTGTCTTGATGGGTAATGGAGTTGAAAATATGACTTCTCCTGAACTTAAAAGAGACTTATTGGTTTATGCTAAAAATAATCCTGAAGACTTCTTAAATACAGTTAATGACCCAATGTTAGAACTTATGGATGATGTTCATCAGTTTTTTAGTTCTACATTACTAGGTTTTAGAAATAGCGGAAAAGACGTTTACTATAACTTACCTAACAATAAAAAGAAAATGTTGACAATACCGTTTGGAGAAGATCCTTATTTTATTGTTTCATCTTTTATGAAAAGTGATGATGGCTTAGAGGTTTACAAACTTCTTAAGAATAAAATTAAGTAAAATAAATTCAACAATTTACATGAAGCATCCTAAATAAAATAGGGTGCTTTTTTTTTGCTATCTTTGTAAAAAGAATTAATTATGCCAATAAACGAAGTACGAAATACCGTATTAGCAATAGCCAACAAAAACAACTACGGATATATTTCACCACAGGATTTTAATTTGTATTGTCAGCAGGCCCAAATGTCTCTTTTTGAGGATTATTTTTATGCTTACAATAATCAAATTGTAAAAGAAAATCAACGATTATCTGGTACTGGATACGCAGATATCACAAAAGGATTGGTTGAGGTTATTGATACCTTTTATGAATATATTCCATTAGGGAGAGCTGGTATTGATTTAAACCAATACACTCTGCCCTTAGATTATTACCTAATAAATAAAATATTAATTTATACAAGTCAATTAGCTACAGGAACAACAACAGCTGTAAACGGAGGAGGAGTAAAGGTAGCGGATAGTACAGCTACATTTATAACCGATGGAGTTGTAGTTGGTGATATAGCCTCTACGGTTACATCTGGAGTAACTTATAATACAGTAATAACTCAAATAGTAAGTGAGACAGAGATGTTAGTTCGTTCTACATCTGGAGCTATTGTATGGGATAGTATTGGAAAAACATATACTATTTATTCTGGAACTAAAATTAAAGAAGCGGAGAGAGTTCCACATTCTAAAATAACAATGTTAAATAATTCAATTTTAACAAAGCCTACAATTTCATATCCATCATATACTCAAAATGCATTAGTAATGGAGAGTTATCCAAATACAATAGTAGGAATAGGACAAGTTACTTCTCAGTATGTTAGATATCCATATGCTCCTAAATGGACGTATGCTTTAATAACTGTGGGAGAGCCTGTATTTGACGCATCACAAAATGATTATCAAGACTTTGAGTTACCATTATCTGATGAACCTGCTTTAATTGCAAAAATATGTAAATATGTAGGGATAGAAATTAGAGAAGCAGATGTGTATCAATTTGGAGCAGCAGAATTAACATCAGAACAACAAACACAAGCATAGATGGCCTATATAAACGACTACGCATATTATCAAAATTCAGGAAATACTCCAACAGATGCGAACTGGGGTTCATATCAGTATGTTTCTTTAGATGACATAGTAAATAACTTTATGCTAATGTATCAAGGGAATCATGAATTGATAAACAATATACAGAGATATCAGATTTTGTTTCATGCTAAAAGAGGGATACAAGAGTTGAACTATGATGCTATGAAGGAAATTAAAATTCTTCAATTAGACATCACTTTACAACTTAGATTTATACTTCCTCAAGATTATGTAAACTGGGTAAGGATTTCTGTAAATGAAGATGGGGTATTAAAACCATTAACAGAGAATATTCAAACTAACTGGTCTTCAGCTTATTTGCAAGATCATGATGCTAATATACTATTTGATCAAGACGGGAATGTTTTAAGACCTGAAAACTCAGAAGTAGATTTAGCAAGAATTCAAGGAAGTGGACGTAGCATTTATTTAAATGCATCAAGCTCATATAATGGAGCTGAAGGATACTGCTTTGAAGGAAGATGGTACTTTGATTATGCTATAGGTGGACGATTCGGATTGAATACTGAAACAGCTAATTCAAATCCTACATTTACTATTGACAAACAGTCTGGAGTTATTAATTTTAGTAATATTTCTAATGCATCTTCGATAGTTCTAGAATATGTTTCTGATGGAATGGAAGGTGGAGTAGAAGGTAATATTCAATTAAATAAATTATTTGAAGAATACATTTACGCTTACATTAGATATTCTATTTTAAATGGTAGATTAGGGGTACAAGAGTACGTTGTTAATAGAGCGAGAAAAGATAAATCTTCTTTATTAAGAAATGCAAAAATAAGACTAAGTAATATACACCCTGGCAGACTCTTGATGAATATGAGAGGTCAGAATAAATGGATAAAATAATATGCCAATAGTTACAACGAATTTCATATTAGGGAGAATGAACAAATCAGTGGATGAGAGACTTCTTCCCCCTGGTGAATACATTGACGCATTAAACGTAAGGTTAGGGTCTACAGAGACTACTGAGATAGGTGCTGTAGAGAACTCTAAAGGGAACTCTCAGTTAACCACACTAAGGTATAATAATACTGCATTAAGTTCGCAATCTGTTTGTATTGGGGCTTATGAGGATGGAGTTAGAGAAACTATTTACTGGTTTATACATGACAAAGCTAATCCTGTTTCTAGCAGTGGTATTTTGGATATGGTAGTATCATATAACACTACCAATCAATTAATTAGTTATCATGTAGTATCTGAAACTGTTTTAAACTTTGATCCAGCTTATTTGATAACTGGAATAAATTTAATAGATGGTTTACTTTTTTGGACAGATGACACGAATCCTCCAAGATACATAAATGTTAAAAGGAATTATCCTTTACCTGTATCTAATGTAGATCAAATTGAAGAAGAAGATATTAATGTTATAGTTAAAATCCCTGGATTTGAAAAGACTGTTAACTCAAATATCCCTTTACCAGTACCTACAATAAAACTTATAAATATTCCTGGCGAAGAGAATTATATTGAAAATAGATTCTTGTGTTTTGCCTATAGATATAGATATGAGGATGGACAATATAGTGCTACTTCTTTATTTAGTTTACCAGCTTTTGCTGCGAAACCTTTTGATTTCGATACCAAAAATTATAATAATGCAGGGATGCAAAACCTATACAATGGTGTAAAGGTTGATTTCTCTACAGGAAGTAAGAGGGTTAAAGAAATAGATTTATTATTTAAAGATACAGCTTCTAATTCTATTAATGTAATAGAGCGATTTGTAAAGGAAGACTTTGGATGGGCAAATAACACTATTCAGTCTTATACGTTTACTAATAGTAAAATATATACTGTATTAGGTGGAGATGAGTTACTACGTCAATATGACAATGTTCCTCGAACCTCTAAAGCGCAAATTGTTCAAGGAAATAGGTTGATGTATGGTAACTATGTTGATGGATATAATATTTCAAGACCTGATGCTGACGGAGGTAAAGTTTCTGTAAATTACAATACCAGTTTAATAACTAAGGCTATTTTATTTGAAGAGCTACCATTTGCGCCTGGAACTCAGGGACTTTCCTATACTATTAATCCGGTAGATACCACGAGTTATGGTAATAATAAACTAACTTTTGATTTAACAGTTACAAATGGGAAATTAAAAAAAGATTCTTTTATAGGATTTTCTTTTCGTTGTGAACATCAAGAGACTCAAGTTGGTTTTGGACAATCTAATAATGCAGCGTGGTTGGCAAATGAAGGATTTACTAATCCTCAATTTAGTTTAGAAGTAAATATTACTTTAGATGCTGATTATGCTTCTACTTTTGATTTTATAACAAGTCCGTTATTTGAAAATGCTATAGGTACAGTATTAGGTGTTAATTTTGAACCTATCCAAGATGCAAATCTAGGTAATTCTTTAACTGATTATTTTAATAATGAATTGTCTTCTCCGATAACATCATATTCTTTTTCTAAATACCTTAGTAGTATAACAAGTTCAGTAGTTCCACAAGGATTTTTAATAAGTGATGCTGCTGCTGGATCAAATACT